TTGCTGTAAGTTTTATAGCTGTACTGCTGAACAAGAGGAGGAACGTATTTTTCAGTAGGAGGAGTTACCTGTGGCATACGGTTTTGACCAATAAAGCCACCTAATGGTGCAGGTTTCCATTGTGCTTTACCTGCAGTAACTTGAATACCAGGCTTAGCACTAGAGCCAGGGAAAGTAGTATTAGTTAAGCCTAGGTTTTCAGCAACAATAAAAGGTAGACCGTTAATTACTTGATCTACGTCCATATCAGGTTCTAAATCAAAACCAGGTTGCTTGCTACGGAACTGTTCTTTATTGTAGTATTTACGAGGTATTATTCGTAGATAACCTGTGACTTCATTAATATCGACAATATACTTGTCACCATATTGGTTTCTAATTTTAGTTTCAGCTTTGTTCTTTAATGATTCAAAAAAAGGATCAGAAACGGAATCTAAGTCATCACCAATACCGCCTGAAGCAATATTTTGGGAGTGTTCGCCAATAGATGGCTTAGAACCATGAACATGTTGATGTAAAGTAGATTGAGATTGTTCTCTAGCTTCTTTACGGATACGTGAAGCATTAGATCTTGCTGTATCTGTCGTGTATTGTCTTTCACCTCGTGATCGAGTTTGACTTTGTAGTTGACGGTTTCCAGTTCTAGGTTTCCAGTTACCACCTTTATCTAAACTCTGACCACGAGTAACTTTTCCGTCAGGTTTTCCAAGTTGTTTTTCTAAATCGACTCTATCAAGTGGTCTACCAGCGTCTCGTTGTAATTGGTTAGCTTGCCTAGACCACTCCAGAGGAGCAAGTTGAGGCATAAAAAAAGCGCCCCTTTCGGAGCGCGGTATTAGTTAGTTATTCACTAAGGTATAAGTTGATTAATCAATAAATAGTTGGAAGAACTTTTACCTTGCGCTTTTTCTTTTTAGGACGACTACTGTTATAATCAGTCAGCATTTTATTAGTAATCTGCTGACTACGTTGACTAATAGTCAAATCCTTTTTGTTAGATGCTGGTGGATTTGGTTTTGCTTTAGTTACAGGTTTTGCTTTAGTTACAGGTTTCTTTTCAGGAGCTGCTTTAGGTGCAGATTTCGCTGCATTTCTAAAGTTCTGAACATTTTTAGACCTTTGTTCAGGAGTCATCTTGCTCCACTTACTTTTCATAGCTGACATAGTAAGACCTTTAAAAGGATTCTTACCAGTTTTATTGCGTTCTTCAGCTATATAACTCGCAGAGGATCGTTTTGATTTAGCCATAATTAATGAATATGTTGTTTAAGAATTTGTTCTCGTAATGGTGCGTTAAATTGGGTTATAAATGATTCCCAATTGGTTGTTCCTTTTTCCTGATTACATTTGAAACAGGCACAAACACTGTTCTTGGTATTGGTGGGACCACCCATAGACTTAGGATGGACATGATCAATAGTAAGTTCAGTAGTGTCATAAGAGTTTCCGCAATAAATGCATGTATTGTCAAAGTATTCTTTAATAGCACGCCTCCATAGGCGTTTGGCTTCTGGTGACGTCATAGCTATTAGGTTGTAGAGGTAATTGTCAGGATGTTGGAACAAAGGTGTCATCGTTTAGCGTTTGTTTTACGTGCGCCTTTTTGGCGATTCTTCTTTCTTGAAATGCACCGTAAATTACTACGGTTATTGTTATTAGGGTTGTTGTCCTTATGGTCAACTTCTTTACCCTTACCACATTTCAATGAACGTGAAGCACGTTTACGCGAAGTGTTCTTACCTTGTGTTTTTTTACGATATGCTTTTAGATAAGCTCTACGAGCAGCATATTCTTTCTTATGGTTACGTGCGGCTGCCATATAGCCTCCGCTGAACCAATTCTGGATCAACGTCAGGAATAATACTTGCTAACTTAGCTAGTGGACTTCCTTCCATTGCAACACCAGAAATATCATTCGTCTTTAGCCAATCACAAGCAGCTTTAAGGTCTTGTGTAGAAGCCTCACCCGACTTAATGCGGGCAAGGAATTCTTTAGTCACAAGGTTATGAAGCTCATTAAATTGGTCTTCAGTTGCCTTCTTCTTCACCTAGTAGCTCCCGTTTGATTAGATTGACGGCATAGTCATCAACGAGGTTATCTGTACGCTTTGCATAGGCAGATAGAAGCTCTACAACAAGCTTCTTTACTGAATCACTGGCAAGGAAGCTAAAAAGAATGGGTTTAATTAATGTAATCATTTGAAGATAATTTTGTCTAGTTTGTTTTCAATCCGCACCATGTGCTCTTCCACCCGTCCTAAAGCACTAGCGAATTCACTCTTTGATATGTATTCTTCAGCAACACGTAATTCAACACCATCAACACGACGATCAAGTTCATGGACCCGTGAGTGGATACGGGTAATGAGAATGCTAAATCCGGTAGCTAAAGCGACACCCACGGGGATAATCGACTCAAGCATTGTATTTAAAAATTAGGGTTTAAAATCAGGATTATTTTGAATGGAATTACCACCATCATTATCTTGAATATCAAGACCATCAGGACCATCGTCACGGCGTTGAATAAAAGTGTTACCAATAATGGCGCAGCCTTTAGCCTTACTAATAGTTATATAACTAACTGTGTCATAGTAACAAGTATTACCAATAATTGCAGCACCTACAAGACCTCCACCACCAGTAACAGTAAGCAATTTCCCACCATGATCGATTGTATTGCCTTGAAAAACAAGTCCATAATTAGGAACACTTTCATCCTTTCCAACAACATCAGTTTCAATTAAAACAGCACCCTCTGAGTTTGTAAAAACATGGAAAGTATTACCCATGATTGAAGTACGTCTAAAACCTATATCTCCTTGTATTCCAGAAGCTTCATCATTATTGTAAACAATCTGGACACCAGCTTTAACATTCTTAGCTGTTTTCATGCGGTTATTATGGAACTTAAGATTACGACCATTATATAGTAATCCTACATGACTAGAGTTGTTAGCATTTAAGTTAAAATCACAATCCATAAAAGAACTATCACCATCATCTTTCTCTGGGTATTTACTTCCGGCACAAGCGTTGTTACTACGACCAGAAGGATTTCTGGCAAGTATAATTCCAGGATTACTACCAGTATCACATATAAACTCTAGGTTTCTAACATTAACAGCTGATTCAAACCTCATCGTACCGCTAAGTCTAATAGAAGAACTAATACCATCTCCAAAGATAGAAACCTGACGTGGCGCAGCAAGATCTTCTAAAGTAGTTGCACCTATTTCGTAAATACCAGTAGGAAAATAAATACCAAGATTAGGCGGAGTATTACCATTACTATGGCATATACGGGCTCTACGATTTATTTCATCAAAAGCAGCCTGAACAGCAGCTGTATTCGTACCGTAACTTCTAACATTAACAACGTCAGTAGGAATACCAGTACTGTCATGTGTGTGCTCTGGGACCGTATTGTTATTATTATTATTACCTACTTCATCTGCACGGGGAAGCCACTGACCCTGAGTACTAGCATTAGGTTTAATAAATTTAAGAACATCACCATTAGAAGGATTCCCGACATTAACATTGCTCAGGTTATTGAGACTCAGGCTAAAGTTACCAAACTCGTCTGGACCAATGTTATTAATTTTTTTAATAGCACCACTACCACCCTCATCATCATCATCATCAGGGTTAGTAGTATTAGTTTCTACTGGTTTAAGGGTAAAGGCGTCTCCGTCATTTTGACCAGGTACTTTTACATTTAGGTTACCGTCTTGATAGTAGATCCTGCCTTTTGCATCACCATTATAATCACCAAAATCTATATAACCACCGACGGACTTAGGAGTACCGCCATCATGCCGAAGATTGATACCACCATCTGAACCGTTAAGTATTACCTTGTTGTTACCATTACTATTTTGCAGATAAATAATAGCATTTAAATTATCATCGATAACATTATCTGGATTATCTTGAATTATAACATCTTTAAGGGTTGGTGTAGGAGCAGTAGTTTCCTCATGTGAGTGATCAGAAGAAGCAAAATCACCCGGCGACTTATCACCTAACATATCAGCACTATCAGCTTTAAAAGCCCTAACTGCTCTAAGAAATTTTTGACTGCCTGAATCAAAGTTAGCGACATAATCAGCAGAAATTTTATCATTTCCTATTTCTCCTGTAACTTGAACACCTCTGGCAATTTTGTTCGCAACACTAATTTGATTCGGTGTGGTATCAGTGTCAATATTAATAGTACTTGAACCTTGATATGTTTTACCAGGATCAGGGTCGGGAGCATCTTCTAAAGCCTTAATGCGATTCAGATAATGACTTGGTGGGAGTCCATTTTCATTAGCATCAGTGCCAAAGTACTTAGCAAAATCAGCTTCTTTAGCCTTCAAATATTGACCTAGCTTGTTATCGGCATCATATTGACCATTAACAACATAATTACCCTTATTAGTAACAGTCCTAGCAATATTTTGGTTAACATTAATTGCACTGGTTCCATCAATACTGAGTCCTGTACCAGCAGTAAATGGCAGTACTACTGTTGCTTCATCTGTATCAACAATATTGATTGATTTTGATAATTCACCGTCGTAAGTAATTGTAGTTGTGGGACTGTCAGTAGCAGGGTCAAGACCAGCTCCGTAGTAATTAATAGTTAACGCATTAGCAACCTTGTCAGCCGTATCAGCTGTAGCAGCATTACCAGAAGTGTTAGCGTCAATAGAAGTAGGCAGCCTTGCTTTATCTAGTTCGCCAGCATTAATGTTATCAGCATTACGATAATAATCTGGTAACTGGTTATCTAACTTTGATGCATTGGTTGCAGAAGCAGCAGAACCAGTAGTGTTGGCGTCAATAGAAGTAGGCAGCCTTGCTTTATCTAGTTCGCCAGTTGCATTAGCTAGATTGTTGTAGTAACCAGGATCTTCATTAGCTAGTTTAGCTGCATTACCGGCTGAACTTACCGAAAAGGGAGTACCAGAATAAGAACCACTAATAACACCAAGATTAGCATTAAAGTTCTCGTTCTTTGCAATATAAAGTTCAGGATTAACATTAATACCTTTAGAACTCCATGCACCTGAGTTCCCATCAGGAGATAGGACCCAAGTGTATGCAATAGAGTTATAGACAAACTGGTCGCCTTCCTGTAAAGGTCCTGAACCTAAACCAGCTTCTTGTCTATTAGTCGGGAAGTTAGCAGACATCAGTCACCTCCATTGTTTTCCAACTCTTCAACACGAGCAGTTAGTTCAGCAACTGCACCAAGTAGTTTCATGATCAGAGCATCGTGACTGATGCCCTTGTAGCTGTCGTCTAACTCTTCGTAAGTAGCAGGTGTGACTTGCTCTTCAGTGACGAGAACTTGCTCGGTTGTTTCAGCTTCAACGACTTCGCCTTCGTCATCAAGTACAGCTGGAACTGTTCTTGTTTCATACACAGCAGGTACGACAACTTCAGGAGTTAGTTCTGCACCTTGCTTAGTGCGAGCAATGGTCTTAACGATGCCAGGGCAGATTACTTCAACTTCTTGTGCAATAAGACCAAGGAAGCGTGTGTCTTTATCTGCAACAGGTGCATCAGAAGACCAATCCCAGTTACGGAGACTGTTGCCTAGTGCGGTTACATCAGCAAGCTGTGGGTTTGCATCAGTAATGTTTTCTTTAAACCGTTGATCTGAGGTGAGGACTGAACCTTGGGCTGAGACGGTGCCAGCGAAGACAGCAGTTCCGTCATGACCGTTTAACGTGACATTTGAAACACTTGTTCCAGTTGCTTTTGCTTTAAGGTATAAAGAAGTGCCAACTCCACTTTGATAAAAGCCACCTTGATTAACACCACCATCATCTAGGTTGAAAATATAAGAACCGGAAGTAGCTGATGCTTGAATTGGACCAGAAAATTCAGCCGACCCATCTGTATTAATGGAACTGGTGCTATTCTCTGTGCCTACCGTATATCCTTCGAAGACCGTACCGCTGGTGTTTGCGGCTCTTAAAGTCCCGTATTGGTTGAAAGAGGTTCCGCGTCCGGCTCCACTATTTGGGTCACTGCCAGATATTACGGTGCCGCCAAATGTAGCCTCGCCGTTCGCCTTCATATTAATTGAAGAGGCTGACCCATTTATGCCAGAGTTCCATACATCACTACTACCACCGCTTCTTGTGGCGTACACATCTCCACTTGCGGAAATACCTGAGTACCCAGAAGCAAATGTACCGGCGCCTGTAGCAGTTATACCTGCTTTTAGGTTTGAACTAGCATCAGTAACCGCAAATCCATATTGAGTTCCTCCTACGTTTGCAGAAATCATGCTGAAAACATTTGAAAAACGATTACTAGTTATGAGTCCCTTAAATTCAGCCGTGCCATCTGCTGAAATTGCTACATTTTTTGTGCTACTACCTTGAACGTAACCAGAAAGAATTGTTGAACTTCCAGACGCTTGAGTCGCATGAATACCACCTGTTGGATACAGTTGAGCACCAGCCGCAGCGCCGTTTAATGCAGCACCACCAACAGTTAAAGTTGACCCGAATGAAGAGGTGCCATCACTATTTAGGGAAGTGTTTGACGAACCAACAGAATTACCGCCAAGAAATGCACCACCGCCGAACCATCCTCTACCATCAGAAGTAAGGCTAATTTTAGAAGTAGAGTCATCTCCAGTTGCTTTTACTTGGATAGAACTTGAATTTTTAATTGACAAATTACCCTTAAACTCAGAGCTACCATTACCAGCATCAAGAGTAATTTTATCGGTGCCAAGTGTTAGATCACCGGTCATATTTGCACCAGCTACTCGAACATAGCGTGCATCAGTATCATGGTAAGTATCGTTGCTATCAGCGATAACATTTAGATTACCATAGGTTGTAGTACCGTCGCCGATTTTAAGTGTTTTTAGATCAGTATCATAGCAAAATTCACCAGAAGCAGGTACTTTACTTGCATGAGTTGTCCAATTACCTGTAGTATCACGACGTACTTGAATTTTAGTTGTCATAGTTAATTAGAAAAAAGTTAGGCATCATGATGCTGCAGATCCAGCGTCTATAGAGTCAGTAAAGACAGCTCCGGCATTTTGAGCACCACCATCAGTATCAGGTTGAGTAAATATTGCACCAGCATTTGGATAACCACCATCAATAACATCAACCGCATTAAGGATGTTTTCTACATTATTTAGTCGATCTGCGAGGTCTGTAACAGCAGATTCTAGTTCAAGGATTCTAGCGTCTTGAGTTTGTTGAGCAGATAGTATTGAACTTTCTATATCATCAACATAAGAAGTATCAGCAGTAATAGTTACAGTACCTTTACCACTCAATGGTGAAATTAAAATACCAGAACCAGGTTTAATTTCAGATACAGCATTTTCTAAAACTGATTGACTAAGAAAAGATTCAAGACGTGTGTAATCTACTTCAACAAAAGCAGGTGAGGCGTCAACCCACTGTGTAGAGTCACCATCGTCATACCATATAAAAAGGTTACCTTGTCTGGGAGACCACCACAGAGTGCCTTCTACAGGTGTAGGAGGTGGATTTAAACTTACTTTAACAACAGGGTCTGAACTGTAAGCTGCTTTTAAAGCTCTTGATTCAACACTAAATAGTTTACCACCTCTTGAAATAGCAAATTTGTCATTTTCAATAAGAGGCATAGTCAGGAAGGCAGAGGACTTAGAAGGTCAAAGTTACGTGGTGTGTAATATTGATAAAGGAGGTTAGGTGTGACAGCATGTACTTTAGAAAGATCGCCATCATCCTCGTTTATATCTCCAGAATCAGGATTTACATCATCAGCTCTTGGAGCTAGGAATACACCTGGTGTGGTTGTACCAGCTAGAGCAACCTCAACATTTCGAGTAGTGCCAGTAGCACTTACAGAAACAGAAGCAGGTAAATTAGAAGCGACACCACCATATGATGTACCGTTATAAGTTTGATCCCACCTAGTTGGTGGACTACTATCTACTACACTATTGAAGGCTATAACTGCATCAGCAATTGAGTCCTGAATATCTTTGTTAGTAGAAAACAGTAAATCAGCTGTAACAGCAAAAGTAGGGTTAGGACTAGATGTGACACCAGTAGTAGGAGTTACATCATCGCTAACAGCAAGACCATCTACACCACCACTACGATCACTACGAGTGCTAGGTACTGTAGTGCTAGAATCTAAAGCTGTAAGAAGATTGACTTCAGGTTGTGCAGCATTAGTATTATCAACTGAGATACCGTCACCAGCAGCTACACCAGTAAGGGTACCTGAACCGCTGCCACCACCGCTATTATCTAAAACATACCAAGCTGAGTCAGAAGAAGAATAAATAACCTGATCACCCAGCTCTACTGTTGCACTAGCAGGAACAGAAGTTCCCCATGCAAATGTAGCTCCTCCAGATGTCGCATCACTATTGACATACATATCACCATTACTAGGGTTAGCTGGTGTTGCAGTACTGTCAGAGAAATTAGCAGTACCCTTAAAGTAGACTGCTGCTTGAGTATTAAGGAACTCAGAAATCTGTGCAGCTGTAGCTTTATAAGTACCTTTATCAGTTGCACCTGTGCTATTTGTAGGACGCTGAACAACAAATAGGTCAGTAGATTTTAAACTAGACATAATTAATTAAAAATTTGATTGAGAGTAGTAATATCAAAACCTATATTGTAGGTATTTGTAGCTTGATTATAAGTTTGAGTGATTGGGTTAGTGGTTTGCACTAGAGTTGTTTTACCACCTCCAGTAACACCACCTCCTCCGCTCATACAACGTGAATCTTCAATAGCAAACTGAAGCTGTTCAAAATTGTCATTTAAATCTCCAGCTTTAACTGGATGACCTGGTTGAAAGGTTGCCCTTAATGAGTCAACATCTGTCAGCCTATAAATAATAAATTCAGTTCCAGCAGTCGGTGCCTGTAAGAACCTAATGATGTTAGTTGAGTCTAATCGTGACCAATTTGTCGATTCAACATATTCCCTATTAGCATCATCATAAATAGCTACATAGAGATCTTCATTCTTGATAATTTCAAAGCTAAATAGGTAATCAGTGTCACTACCACTAGCTGTATAGTATTCGATTGTTTTACAACCTAGATCTAAGGACATAGTTATCTATTTTTTGTTTTGTCGAGAATTACTTGAATATCAGCAGTTAGGCTGTTGTTATTTGTACGTACGTCTTCAGCTCTACGTTCTAATATTGTTCCACCTTGTAGTGCATCTAGTTCACGAATAGCCTCTTCCTTAGCAAGGTTTAGATAACGATCAAGCTCTGAATGAATGTTGGCAAAGTTCTTAAGCTGTGGTGTCATACCCTCAGCCTGTGCTGCCCTAAATGCCTCACGGAACTCCTTACCATCAGTAGAACGCATGACACGTTGAATAGCTTTCTTGAATGTTTTATTCTTACCCATCAGTCTTGCTATATCAGACTGTTCTTGTGGAGTTAGTTGGACACCTCTTCCATCAGTAGCCATTGAAGGACGTTTGTCATATTCAACATTAATCAAGAACTGTTTTTCAGGACTGATCTTGCCGCTTACTTTCCAAGGACTATAAGTGTTGTATAAACGTGCAAAGAAGTTATCAGGTACGCCAATTTCACCACCGTCAACAAAATCATACTCTTTAGGTAGAGCAAGTTTTGCAGGTGTACGGTTAGCAAGCATCGCTGCTAGGTTCTCTTCTACCACACGAAGATTAGGGGACATCAAACGTGTTAGTTCAGCCATCTGACTGGAACCAGGCATGACTGCAGCAGGTAGGAAGCTAGCTGCCCATCTGTTAATGGCAGCAGGGTTTCCACTCAGAATGTCATATAAAGGTTCAATACCAGCAAGCATTGACTTATCAGTAATGGTTGCACTAAGTACAAAACCCATACCACTCAGTAGTTGATTTACATCGCCTTCACCAAGGACGTCAAAGTTATCCATGATGTCAGCTGTTAATGCTAACCAATCAGTAACAGCACCAAGGTTGTCGTAGCTGACCCAATTACCACCAGGAATTTTAATTGATCTAGGTTTCCAATCTACTGATCTACGAAGTTGTTGCTTCTGTCTATCAAAGAAACCATTACCAGTAATACTGTCATTCATCATTAGACCAACAGCAGACATGGTTGCAAGTGTTCCGATAGCTTTACGACCTTTCATCTCAGCACGTATAGCATTGTATGCAATTTCAGCATTCTCATCAAATGGAATACCTCTAGCATCTAATAGCTTTTGTGCTTGAGCAGCAGGTATCTGATCAAAAGATCTACCAAACTGATTGACCTCATCAATAAACAATCCCATAGGACTGTGTGATGCAGCAAAACCCATCATGTTGATAGGTGTTTTAGTAAAGAGAAGGAAAGGTTTTAATGCAGGGACATGTCGTATAACTTGAGATAAAGCTGTATTAGGAGCATTATCCAGGTTCATAGCAATCTCACCAGAAGCACGTCTTACGGCTTCATCGGAAACAATTGCCCTACCCTTTTCATCTAGTTTCCAGATCTGCTTATATGATGCTTCTGCTAGTTGATCGATAGCATCAGCATCAATATTGGCATTCCTTGCTATCTCATCAAAAGCTCTACCTCGTGCTTCTACATTGCCTATAACAGCCTGTGTAAAGCCGTCAGCAGCCTGCATAGCGCGTGTTCCAAACCGTAACCATGGATGCTGGGTTAAGTCGTTAATAGCCTCAATCTGAGCCATCATGGCTTGAGGTCCAAAGTCACCTTCAGCAGCCTTTGCATCAGCAAAAGCATTCATTACTTCTAGTTGCTTGGTATTCTGTTGAACCATCGATTCACGACCGGCAACACCAGAATAATTAGGATCAAGTGCAGACCTCCGCATGGTTTCACCCATGTACTTCAGTCCTTTTCTCAAGGAATCACCCATAGCTGAGTATTGATACCAGCCACGACGCATCATATATTTGTCACCTTGCAGGAAAGATCCAGCAAGTGTAGTAATAGGACGTTCAATCAATAAAATAGCGTTAGCAGCTGCAGCTTTAATTGGTGTAGCAAATGCAGACAACGTAGCGTTATAGACATTTGCCCAGAATCCCTGCATTACAACAGAAGGAATCTCAGGCTGACGATCAATAAACGCCTTACGTAAGACACCAGTTGATTGACGCATATAATTATTCAATGCATCAATAGTCTTGACATTGCCATCTGTAGCTTCATATGCCAACAGCAATGGACCAAGCATATCTGGACGTTTCTGACTGATCTCACGAAGAGTATCAACAGTCTGTTTAGATTCAGCTTTGAGCTGTGCTGTTATATCTGCACCCTTCTTACGTAGTTCATCAGGTGATAGAGGTTTGAAACCACGCTTAGCAGTATCCAACATCTTCAACAGGAAGCCACGTTGCTTACCTGTCTCACCATTAGCTATCATCAATAACTCAATACGATCCAGGAGCTGTTCCTGTAGACGTGGAGTAGCAGCAGTACCGTCAGCAAGACGTGCAGCAAAGGACATATCAGAAACTTGTCCAGCAACACTGGTTCTTACCAAGGCATCAGAAACATCGCCATACTGCTTCATTGCTGTTTTTAGCTGTTCTTTGACAGCTCTAGCAGCATCGGAAGACAACATCTTGGCACCAGTATCAGGGTTAATACCTGTCTGGAATCGTTTGAGAAGCTGATCAATCTCACCATTAGTCATGTAACCCATATCCTTAGCCAGCTGTTCACCAGCATCAGTAATGGTCTTACTATTAATAAGCCGACCGTCATTCAGCTTGTATCCATACTCACCGGCATCAGATAGTGAATCACGTAGACCACGCATAACAGTGTCATACTCTTCAACACCATCTAAAGCAAACTTCAAAGCAGGCTCAGTCATTACTGAACCAAGACGACCATAAGTAGAATCAAGGTTATTCTGAACCCTTACCAAATCAACAGAAGCTCCAACAACACCTAGATCATCAGCAGTACGAATACCCATTTCTTCATAGCCATACATGTCATGTAAGCCAAAAATAGGTTCATCTAGGTTCTGTGATTTAGAGAAGTTATAACTACCAATACTGTCTAGATCATCAGAACGTTTAGCGGCACTCTTAGCAATGACCTCTTCTACATCATCAGATGCTTCTTCAAGATTACTAGCTAGCCATTTCTTTGCTTTTTCAGACTCAGGAATCCACTTAGTGGCGTTTCGTACACCTTGTGCATTCCTAAGAATAGTGGCGAATCCACCAGCGACATCAGCAAAGATACCAAGACCAGTGCCTTCAGTGGCGTTTTTAATTCGTTTAACATCAGGACTATCTGTATCTAAGGTGGCAATATCATCAGGAATCCACGCATAAGTACGAGGAAACATTTTCTTTAGTGAACCAGATAGGTTATCACCTTCTGATGTTTCAGAAATAAAGTCAACTGTTGCACCAGCATAAGCACTAAACCCAGTCCTTCCAAGCCATTTAACAAATGGATCCGAAAATAGTTTTACTTTAGATCCTTTAGCTGCAGCATCAAGAGCGCCAATGCCTGTCATAGACAAAGCTACAGTAGGTGCTACGACAGAAGTTATCTCCCGTACTGCCTGGGCAACTTCATTCTCATACTTAGGTAATTTAGGTGCATTAAGACCAGTCAAGTTGACAGCATCAACTACCCAGTCAGAAACACCTGCAAATAGTTCTTCACCAGGTCTTACTTCCTTACCGCCAAGGATGTCTTCTTTAGACATACCCTTGAATTCAAGTTTACCTGATTCTTCTTTTGGTTTCTCCGCCTTAGCGGGTTCTTCTGTTGGTTTTGCCTGTGGTGTAGGTGAAGCTTCAGATTCCTCTTGAGGAGCTGCTACTTGTAATTCAGCCGCCTCTTGAGCGGCTTGCATCTTAAGTAGATCATCTTCATCTACACTTCCAGGTTCACCATTGAAGATTTGATCAATGGGATCTGTCATAGTTGTTGTTGAATAGAGGAACGCATAGTTCCTGGATCAGATAGTGCTCTTTGTCCATAGCCATACTTACCAGCTTTTTCAATAACCAAACCGTAGTATTCTTGGCTTTCTATATTGTCAGGAATAGGACCACCAAATTCCTGAACATTACCTTCACCAGCATTATAAGCAGTAATAGCTAGATAGTAATTACCATTAAACATATCAAGCAAACGCCTGAGATAATTAGCAGCATAGAAAATAGCTTCTTCAGGATTTAGAGGATTAACACCAGGATGATATTTAGTCATAATCTGTGCAATACCTAAAGCACCTGCACTTGAAGGAACAGTCCCATCAATCACTTCAGGACGATAGGCACTTTCTTGATCTAGCAATCCAGCAAGAATTGAGGGATCAATATTTTCTTTGGATGCTGCATCAGCAATAATTTCACCATATCCACCAGGTACAAGTTCAGGATTATATTGAGTCTGACCGACCAAACCACGAGCAGTACGTTCTGGTGTTTTAAATTGTCTAAGTAGTCTTTGTTGTGTAGATGTTAATTGATTTTGTATTACCTCATAAGCAGGTGTAGCTGGTAAAGCCTCCATTCCATTTGTCTCTCTAAGTTTATTAATTAGTGAAAGTGGATCCATATCTAATATGTCTGCTGCATACTCAACTGCTGGACTAGGGCTCCAGCCTTCTTCTCCATATCCTTTCTCCATTGCTTCCAATTGAGGCTTGTTGAAAAGAACAACATTCATACCATCATCTGGAAGATCCAAAGCATTCGTACCTAGTTTTAGTACACCATTCACACGAGCAATCTCTCGTTCGTTTGCTTGCTGTGAAGCAGGGTTAAACGTAGGAATAGCAGATGGATAAGGTAAAGATAGGCTCTTTAAACTTCCACCATCTTTGAAAGCATCACTGGCTTTAAACTCTGCCATTAGCTGAGCCAACGCTTTATTAGCTGGATCAGGCTCACCCGCTAATGCGTAAGTAGAAACAAGTTGATGGAACCTTCTCTTTTGTTTAGCAACCATCAAACCAACACTTGGATGGTTTTTAACGATTCCATCTACTGTTGTTGGTGCCTCAACCATATCTTTAATGGCTTCTTCTATTTCTTTAAAGTCACCATTTTCCTTGCGTAAATTAGCTTGTGTTTGTGCTTGAGATAGATACTTCTTCTGCAACTTAGGATCAAACTGCTTTAACCTTTCAGGTGTCAGTAGATTCATAGCCATTAAGCCTTCAATCTGTTCTTCCTGTACCTTTCGGGTCTTAGCATCAACAGTGTTCTTCTTAAGAACTGCTAGCTCTTGACTTTCAAAACCATACCTATCCCTTAGTGTATTAATAGCATCATCAATTTGATCATCGGTAAAGCCATCACCATCTGAACTATCAAGGAATGCTTGGCGTAGATCTTCTTCAGCTTGCTTAAATTCAGTCAGTCTTTCTGCTTCTGATTCTTGGAAGATCTTTCTTGATTCAGCACTGACCTGACGTTGCATCTTGGCAAACCTAGCTTGGTATCTCTCTCCATAGGTACGACCCTTGGAATCACCAGGAATCTTTTGACCTTTCATGATCTCAACATCAGTAGCAGTCAGGATGCCTGCTTGAAGAGCCTGTGTAATACGTTGATCAAACAAAGCCCACGAACCTTTATAACCAAGAGGTTTACCATTACTATCAACAGTATTACGTGTAGCGTCTAAAAATGCAGTAACATCAAGATCAGATGAAATTAAATTAGCTGCTTCGTCTTGACGAATTGCAGAGTCATCTTTAGCAAACTGCTTAGACCAGGCACTTACTGCTCTTGCGTCAACCTCAATCATCTTTGGATAAACTGTACTAGCTAGGAATTGAGGTGGTAAACCTGTCAACCCAGCACGTCTAGCAAATTCTTTAGATGCTATACGTCGAGCCGAGATATAAGAAGCACGATCTTTATAGTCTTCAGGTTTTACAAGTTGCTCCATAAAACTGCCATACTCATTTAAGGCGCCAATAGCAAACCCTTCAGCTTGTTTTACATTACTGAATGCAGTGCTTTTACCAATAAGAGATGAAGCATCATAATTCTCACCATTATCACCTAAAACACCAGCTTCTACATCTGCAGCAACATGAGCTTCTTCTTTAGCTTGATCATATTGAAGATTATAATCAGACATGTCAAGACCGCCACGTCTATATAAATCAAGACCTTTTGCTAAATCTTCTGCGTCTTGCTCTTCTTTCCTTTCTTTAGCAATATCACCAAGCAGGTTAGATAACTTGCCGGAAAACTTACCAAGGGCGATAAGACCATCACCAGAGTCTTGTGCATTCTGGATACGGACTTGATTGTTACGTCTAACTTGTGCCAGAGCTTCTTCATCTGCTCTATTAAGGCGTGCATTTTTACGATCTAAAGTTCGTGTCAGGTCAACCTGTTGTACTGGATCAAAACCTTCACCTTGGAAGTGATCATTAAATTGTAGTTGTTCCATTATGAGAATGTCTTGTAGGTACTAGCACCATCAACAGCAGCACCCATTAAATTAGCAGCTAAAGATAGACCTGAAGGTCCTGATCTCATTACTGGTTTTGGAGGTGCTACACCAACTTCAGGTGCGTAAGCTACATCAGAGTAAGCTTGGTTATTAGCAGAAATCTGTTCTCTATTAATCATGTCAGTTCGATTTCTATATGCAAACTGTGCTCCAAGAAGATTCTCTGCCATAATTGCTTGATTACGCCCAAACTGCGAAACAATATCTGTATCAAGTCGATTAGAAGATCTTCCACGTCTACCTGCAGCAGCCTGAACTCCTGATCCTTTAGCTAGTGCAACTAACTGATCTTGCTGACCAAATTTTGCACCTGAATAAATACTATCTAATCTTTTCTGTTCAGATGCATAAGCTCTTTGAGCTGCGATCTGATTCTCTTGTGTTTGAACACGATACTGTGTTTTTTGAGCTGTGTATCGTTCACGCTCACGACGCCAGTTATTTTCACGAACTTTTAATTGATACTTGTAATTACCAACTGCTGCCTCATTTTGGGCACGAGCTGCAGCTGATGCAGATTGGTGTTGACCAATTGCACCTAGAGCTGTAGAGCCAGCAGATAGACCACCTAAAACCAAGGCTGTCGAACTTACGGGTTCACACATTTGCTAAATTCAATAAAGGTTAAATTATTGGGTCCATATGTAATCTCTCTTAAGAACTTGAACCCTAGGAACTTAAGTAATTTCAGGTGAACAGTATTGCGTTTATCTACAATATTCCAAAGCTTAGGCTCAGGTCTACTATCTACAAAACGCTTTGCTTCTCTAGCGAAGGTGATTGGATAACTATGTATTTCAGGAGTGCATAGCATCCAGATAGCTCCTTCATCTGTAACGCCAGCTATACCGGCAGTCTTGCCGTTAGGCACTGTGAAGTAGACGCAGAAGCCTTTCTGTGAAGCGAGAGGTATGTGAATGGTAGGAATATGACCGTGACCTTCTTCTACCTCTCTGCGGTCATCTGGACGTAGATTAGAGGCTACCTGATAAGCAGCCTCCAATGTACATGGGTGAATGTATTTAGACACGTTGATAATAACGATTATTGTAATCTCCTTCCCATCTCAATGAATACAATGTAAAAGGTCCATTGAATGTAGAAGTGATGGTAATATCTAGATTGGTGTTTTTCTCATACAGAGGTACTGTCTCTTCTCTAAGTAAGGTGATAGGAGCTGCATCAGCTATGTAAGCATCTGCAATTGCTTGCTCATATCTCATCACAGAAGGATCTCTTGCGATCGTATAAGGATCTTTTGCATACCTTTCAATAGTAATATCATAAAAATTAGTTTCTCCTGTGTTAAGATGCATCCTATGAATAACTAAAGAAGCTGTGGTATCAGCTCGAAAAGACTGCTGTTCATTCTTAAGTACATAGAATCTAGGCAACTCTATTTTCATTTCAAAATCAACATCATCATCTTGATATATATTAGATTCTAAATCATTACATAACAAGTCACCATCATCAGTGATTGCATAATGTTTATTGCCATCAATAAATTGAAAACTTACATTAGATGGTAGCTTCCATTTAAACCATGCCTGCTGCAAATCATTTTGACTGTTTTCTTTAAAGTACTTATAAAGCCAAATAACATCACTACCCTTCTTACCGAATGTAATTAGCCCAGACTCTTTACTACTACTGATCATAGAATAACCACTAGCAAAAGAATTAGATATGGGTTTACTCTTTTCTACAACATCTGTTTGACCTTCTCTGAATATATTAGTCATTTCATACATTAATGAAGAGTTTTCTGTACTACCTAGAAAACCTACATTAGTACTAATAACAAATGGCTCACTGTTTATGTCAAATTTATAAGAAGAGACCTGACTCAGTTTGGCAGTGTTCGGTGAAAATATATCACTATCTGTAGTTAACAGGAATTGATTGTACTCACCGAAGATTAACAATGCATTATTAACTTGAATTCCAGAATACAAATTAGCAGTGTAGTTAGATGTAGCTTCTACATCAACAGGATCAGAAGGACTAACAGTTAAAGCAGTTGAAGGGAAGAAATTAGTAAAGTCACCAGCATTAGAAGTGACAACGCTAGAGCCACTAAGAAACACTAATCTATTTCTATAGAACAAGATGTTATTGATTTTTTTATCAATAAAGCTCGGTGTAAATTGATCTTCAGTTCCACAAGTTCTCGCCGCATAAGCTACCTTTGCTATAATCCAATCAGAAGAACTAGACCTATACCTTAAAATATGTGGCAAGGTTGATCTACTCATTGTGGCTCGCTCACCAGGCTTAGCTATCTCTTTCCAATAACCCATACCTGATTCTACAAATGTAGGGACAATAGTGACACTGTTATTTCCTGTAGCTGTGCCGTTAGACGTAGCTGTAAATTCAGTACCTACAGAAGAATTTAAGGATAGATTAGAATTAACAGTACTCCAATCAAAAGTCCCATCAGTTGTAGTGATTATATAGTTACTTGCACTTACAATATTTACCGTTGGAGGAAGTTCCGGTTTCAGTGTAACAAGATCATTAAAGTCCCTTACAAATTGAACAAAATAATCATCATCTTCTACGAAAGAGTTTGCAACCTTAACAATAAAACCTTGCTTACACTCAAGTGGAAGACCAGATACATTATTTAGAACAGCATACGGATTAGGATATTTATAAATTACTTCTGGATTCTCTGTATAAAAATCAGTTTCAGTAAGAGTCGGATTCTGTTCTAGGAATATAGTCTTGTCAGCTTCACGTTTTTCCTCCCAATCTAGGTCATACTCTGATTGAGTAGAAATAACATTTAGGAGATCCGGTTCTGAAGTGTCTATCTTAAATGGTTTGCTATCATAAATATAAATACCATTGCCAACAATTTCAACATTCTCTCTAGTAAAGCTTGAATCAAAAGTATTAATCCTACTGTAAATCTCGTCAGCAAGTTTCTCTTGTAGATCTAACAATGAGTTATTATTGCTAGTTGGTGTAACACTAATGTTAGGTACATCAATTTGACCAGATGTTGTTAAAGCTTCAGTGACCGTATAATCAATACTCATGGTCTTATTTAAGAGACCATGTGTACCAGGTATATCAACTGTAAATGTATCACCAACCTGCCATCCCTCACCACCAGACAAAAGGATTGGCGCTGTATGGTCGTAACGGCAATTATAATTGAGACTATTAGGAAGAATCTCAGGAGTTGCTGTAATTGATACTCTTAGTTGAATAGGTGCAGTTCTATTTCCAGTAATGCCGGTATACTTAGAATTAGTAGCAGTAGAACTTTGTAGATTATATGTACCTACAGCGTTACACTGAGCGTTGTTAACTTGTCCATGATTACCTCCACCAAAAAAATTACGATCAACACCTTCATCAATTTTAGAAGCCTGAGAAAAGGTGTTAATACCTTCACCGACTCTATCAAAATTAATTTTATATGCTCTTTCTTGATCAACAACCTTGAATTCAATAAATGCTTCATACTCTCTTTTATTCTCCTTAGAAGCATCCATTCTTACCGTTTGACCGCTGTTGCAAATAAATGCAGTGTCAGCTAATGTAGCTGTTTTAATTGCATAATCAGATTCAGACTGAAGATATAATAAGCCATCATTGAGTGCATCACTCATGTCATCTGTATCAAGATTATCAAAGGCTTCGTCACCTGCACCTAGATTAATTACATCATCTGTACTTTTAATAGTTTGAACAGTCCCAGTATCAGCATCCCATCCCCTAACAAAACCTAATCTACTGACATTAAATATATATTTTTTCTGTTGATCACCTTCCCTTCTGATCAGACAGAACCAAGTACCTGTAGTAGTAGTAGTTACATCAGTAACCTTTTCATAACCTGTCCTTTTGCAAAGACCTTTAGTGACATCAGGGTACACATTGACTGCATCCCTAACCTGACCAGGCTTCTTTAGTTCATCCGGTTGTTCATTAATACCTTGAATAAAATTAGGTAGCAGTTGTGATACAGCTGTCATCGTGCAAGTGTTCTATAAGGTTGATAAGATTGGTAGATAGTTCCGCTTGGAATCCCAAAGAATGTATGATCACCTTGATTACATTCGTACTCCATACATGCAGCACGAGCCTGTGCTTCTTGTTGAGCTAGAAGTTGTACAAGTTCTGGATTGGTAACCAGCTGTGCAGCAGCCCGACCACTAGCACGTAGAATTATGTATCGCTGGAAGGCAGAAGGTAATTCTTCAAAAGGAAGTTTCCAAGTGAAATCAAGACATACATTAGTTGTAAATTTATAAGTATGGTTATAACGATCGTACAATTTACCACTTCGTCTTACTACATCTGTAGTTCTATACACTTGACCTGAGGTAACGTCTAGTCGTAGAACATCAACAGGTATTGTAATTTCATCTGAATTATTTGGTACCATCTCATAATTAAATTCAGTGTTGAATATCCATCCTTCATTCTGTACATCCTTATCTACCTCTGTAATGATCTGGTGGATTACAGAAATTTCTGGGTTGATATAAATAAGGTCTCCCGTAACAGTGTCGGTATCATAAATTCTTGATACTGGTGATTGTCCAATAGCTCCCAGTACAGAGTTCACACTGGAAAGTTCGGTTTCAGTTGTCATAATATACTAGGAATAAATACTATAAAAAAAAGGGACCCGAAGGTCCCATAGTTATCAGGAGCGATCACGAGCTGGTGCATCTGCTTCCACAGGATGGTAAGCAAAGCGCAAGTTCTTAGTCTCGCTATAAACACTTGAAGCGGAAACAGCAGAGCCGTATCCTTTTGAGGTCTTAGCAACAGAAGTACGAATGGCGGTGTTACCACCAGACACACCTGCAGTTGCTCCACTGACGCCATTACCGCCAGCAGCAGAAGTTTGATTTGCCATAATATCTATAAGTGATTATTATCAAACAGCTTGCAATTCAATTGCAGCAGCAGGGTTAAGTGTGCCAGCACCCATAGCAAGGCGTCCAACGACGACATCACCTTGGTACATGGTTTTAACATCAGCACCAGTGGTCTGGACTTGAGGTCCAATACCTTCAACAACAGCAGCAGCATCACGCATATAGATCAGACCAGCGTGATTAGTGAAGTCACCAGAGTAGTCGTTGTTCTCACCATCAACACGGCTAACAGAACCAGCCAAGAAAGGCAGGTTGTTAGAACGACGGATGGAGATACCAGCGATCTCATAGAGACCCTCACCACTGTTCAGACTGCCTT